TGAATCTCTCTCCACGCCGAAGCATAACCATCTTGAAAGCCTTGTTGATATTCTGCGCGTAGTTCTGACACATAATCCGTTACTTCGACCTTTGCCATAGCTAATCCTCCAAATCCATCTTCGCGCCGCAAAATGGACAATACTTTTTTGGAATATTCACATAAACTTCCCCAGTCATATCCAATAGTTTATCTCTCAGTTCCTGTTCTGGTGTCAATGGAGCAAGTAAAGATTTACAATATTGAATTGTTTTGATATAAATTGGAGTTTGGCAGTAATTACACATAACTATCCCTCCAAATCCATTTTAGCGCCACAGTTAGGGCAGTAGCTTGTTTTAAAATCATTGGTCAACCCGCATTCAGAACATCCTATTTGTAAATTGCCCACCCTTAACACAGGAAGATATTCTACCCACTTCCCATGTTTCACCTCTTCAACGTCGGCGGCGGGAACCGATTCTATTCCATCGATAATCTCTTGCCACTCGTCAAATTTTTCACGGTTATAGCTATCTACATATTTTTTGCCATATGTTCCAAGCGGGCATAATTCTTTCTGCTTTTGTATTATTATCCTTAATGCTAATTCCCTTTCTATATAATCAGCCATTTTCAATCCTCCTGTTTCGCTAAGTAGTTAAATGCTTTCCGGCTCATAACCTCACAAGGTGAAAGACCTTCCTCATTAACCGCCCTGCATTTGTTTTCTTTCCACTGGTCACATTTTTCACATTGAGGCCAGCCTTTTTGTTTATTCATCATCAACTCTCCTGTTCCAAGCTTCGATGGCTTCTAATTGTGTAAGTTCGTATTCTGTAGCGCACCTGCAATTTTGACAAAATACAGAATATCCAGTTGTATATGTTCCTGTATCAAAAAAATCCTGACTTATCATGTGCATCTTCGGAATTCCCCCGCAAAAAGGGCACCGTTTTAATTCAGTCATAGTTTGCCCCCTTATCCTCTGCATCGAAAAGCTGGCCATAAGTTTTTATGATCATTTTTTTGTCCTCCGTCCCCGCCTGTTTGCGGCGGGGTCATCTCAAGTCAATACAGGTGATTTCAAAAAACATATCCGCGTCAAATTCAGGCAGAGAAGCGATATATTCAACTGCTTCTCTTGGCATATCCCTCCACGCCTCTTGCCGTGCAATTTCTTCTGCGTTTTTGATAGGCGTGAGCTTCCAATCTGAACCGTTTTTAAGATATAGGGCTTTAATATTATTGAAATTCGGTTTCCAGATCCCCAGCTTTTCATATAAACTATTTTTCACTTCAAGGTATCTGCCCTCTGAAACCTCTTTTCCAAATATCAGATATACTCTTTTTTTGTTTGCCAAAAATAAAGCGCAGTCTACCCCATATGAATTTAATATTCCGAAAGACCTGTTCACGCCGCTAGACCAGTTCACGCCGAAAGACTCGTTCACGCCGTTAGACCTGCTCACGCCGTTAGACCCGTTCACGCCGTTAGACCTGCTCACGCCGTCAGACCAGTTCACGCCGTTAGACCTGCTCACGCCGTCAGACCAGTTCACGCCGAAAGACTCGTTCACGCCGCAAAGCTTATATAATCTTTTATCCTGTTGGATATTGTCATAAAACCACCACACAAAACTGGTATCGCATTTTTTCACCCTTGCGACGGTTTCTTCGTTAAGTTCACAGCCTTCCGGGAAATTTTGTTTAAACCAATTCAAGCCATTAGAACACGCGCCTTTTTCTTCCAGTAATTCGTAAGTAATATACATTTTTAAAATTCCTTTCTCACGCCTGTTTGCGGCGGGGTTAAATTTTACCGTCCAAAATCTCAATGAGCCTCCTGCACACAGGGCAGCCGCTCTGCTCCACCTTCTTAAACCAGCCTGCCAGCGCTGTACGGATTTGATCGACGTATTGGTGAAGCTTCAGGTCGTCTTTCTCTTTTTTCCTCGCGTCTTCGTACTCTCTCCTGAGGGCTTCTTTTTCCTCAGCGGCTTCGTCCTTGGAAAAAGCGCCGCGCCGGTAAGCGTGATACAGCCAGGCAAGCCCACGGTATACAACTCGCTCTAAAGGAAGCGCGGAACGGGGAAGAGGCTTCCCGTTTCCGGCGAGAGCGCAAAGCTCGTCAAAGGTCATGGCTGATCTCTTCGATGGTTACCTTTACGCAGGGATCCTCCGTGTACCGCTTGATAACCGTTAAATCGGCAATCTGAGCGTCGTCGTCATAAGCGATCCCGTTTAAAGCGTCCGCAACCACTTTCGCGATATTATCGGAATCAGGCTTTTTTGTGGGGAGAAGGTCTCCGCTTAACGCCGCGATCCTGTCTTTGTTGGAAAATGATTTTGGAACCTGAAATCCCGCGTAAATCTCCATCTTCAGCGCGGGCTTTTGTTTTCCCTGAGTCCTGATTTTACCCCGGGCCCCATACCGTTCCAGAAATGAAGTTTTAATCAGATTTTCGTACAGCACTGTGTTTTCCGGCGTGTAACTGTGCCCGGTTTTGCATGTCCTGGCCCTGGCTTTTCCCTGCGGCTTGCCAGGGATATAGAGCGTAACCAAGCTGTTCCCTCCTTTTTATTTCAGCCTGTGATTTTTATGTGGGTCTTTGGCAATATCCCAGTGATATTCTTTCGTTCTCTGGTAAATCCTGCTTCCCACTGCCTCGTCAAAAAATAGAATTTGATCGACAGTCAACTCACTGGACAGAATCGTCACCAGGTTGTTATTATACCGGTAATTAATGAGTTCAAAAGCTACGTTGATATCGCCTTGTGTGGGGGCTTTTTTCCTGCCTGTCTCATCGTTCCCTGTGCGAAAAAAATCGTCTATGTAAAGCACAGGAACGGTTTTCAAGGGTTTAATCAGGTTTGAATATGCCGCGTCATCATTGACGACGGCTTTCAGTTTCAACGCCTCGTCCCGCCACAGCATATATTTTGCGCTGATTCCACGCTTTAAGAATTCACCCACTATAGCCGTACACAAATGCGTCTTCCCAGCCCCCACCTGGCCGCCGATAAAAAACCATTTCCGGTCGTGATCCTCCAAAAATTTCAATGCACTGTTTTTGACAGCCTCCTGCCAGGGGGATTCCGTCTGAAACTTATTGAAGGTATATTCGTTCAATAGGTCCCCTAGGCCGCTTTGCCGGATTCTCCTTAAACTATCCCGAAGCTTCATACACTCACAGGGTTTCGCAAATTCGTATCCGTCCTTCAGGTAATGTATCACGCCCTTGTTTTTACAGATGGGGCAGTCATACCCAGTTAGGGTTCCTTTAACTTCGTTCATGATCTGAATACGCCGTTCCTGGATATCCTCAAATGTAATTTCCGTATTTCTGTTTTGAAGCTTCCGCCGTACTTCCGGAGGGGCTTTCCTGATCAGATTTTCGAACATTGGAAAAGCCTCCTTTCTTGTTCAATTTATCCCAGATAATTCCACGCCAGCCGTTAGCCATACACTCGTCGATCAGGGAAATAACCGCTGTCTCCTGGTACAAAGAGAGTTTGCCTTTCACTTCGGCAATAAGCTTTTTTAAGCCGGTGGGCTTATAGCTTTCCCGGCGTTCCGCTTTGTATTTCAGCCATTCCCGCAATGTCTCCTGCATAGGCTCAGAAAAATCACAAAAAAGGTCAGTTTCTACTTCCTTTAATTTTTCTTTCTCTTTCTCTTCTTTTCCTTTCTTTTTAGGGGAAGACAGATCATCGACTTGTCGCCGATCTTTCGGTGATTCGTCGGAGATTGATTTTTCGTCTGTTGGCGGCGGGAGCTTTGACGGTTTGGGCCGGTCTATAGTCTGCGATTTTTTCCAGTTATCAAGCGCATAGTATTTTCTTCCGTCATGAGTGTACAGCGTCACGGACATGAACTGACCTATCTCCGATAGGGCTTTCTCTATGTCGATGACCCGCATTCCATCGTCATAAGGGAACAGTATGGACTTGATATATACCGGATTCGCTATTCCTCGGCCTTCGTCGTCTGCGTTTGAAAACAATCCAATAAACACCAGTTTTGCCAATATGGAGAGTTGAGCGAAACTTTCACTCTGCCATATTTCTGGGACTATCATTCGCCTTCGTGCCATTTATTCACCGCCTTGAATATCGGTTTGGGCTGATGCCCGTTTATGTATCCTGCGGTAATGCGCTCTTACCGGAATTAAATCTTCACCTTTTGACTTGGCTACGAAAAAACGAAGAGGTTCAACATTTAAAGCCTCTGTTGTGCGGCGGTTATCGCTCTCTTTAAGGAATCTCTCGATTTCGTCTGGATCATCGCTTCTCCAATAGCCCTTGGCACTGCTGGAGGATAAAATCCGTTCGCCGTTTCTCATTAGCCGCTTGATTTCCTCCCTTACCTTTCTATCGTCCCAGCCGGTAAGCTTGGACAAATCTTCCCGGCTTATGGCGTTTTCTTTTCCATAAGGGATTAGGTTTAACAGCTCCACATTATCACCGCCTTTCTGTTGGTTAGTTAAAAGGTAAGTCGTCATCTGAATTAATTTCTTCAAAGTCATCGTTTTTAGGGGCAGTTACAGGCTCATTGCTCTTATCCTTTTTGGACTCCGCGAAATGCACGCTTTCCGCAACTATCTCAAAAGCTTTCCGCTTATTGCCGTCTTTGTCCGTGTAGCTGCGTGTTTGAATGGAACCTTGCACCGCTGCCAATTGTCCCTTATGAAAATACTTGCAGACAAATTCAGCGGTTTGCCGCCATACCACTACGTCGATGAAATCCACCTGGCGGTCTGTGCCTGATTTTACATAAGACCGTTCTACCGCAAGGGTGAAGCTGGTAACTGCTGTGTCGTTAGGTGTGTACCTCAGTTCTGGATCTGAGGTTAACCGTCCCATTAAAATTGCTGTATTTAACATGTTAATCCTCCAAATAATTTCTTCCGAACTCCCGGATAAAATCCTCTGTGTCCCATTGATAGGCTTCCATCGCCTTCATTTGGGCGATCCGCTTTACGTGCAGGTCGGATTCCCGGTTTTTATGTACGCTGCCGTTTCCCTCCTGGTGGCACCGGTAATGGCAGAGGGAAACCCATAAGCCTAAACGCTTTGACTTGTCCCGAAATGGGCCGCCAAATGCCTCGTGGCGGTTGAGAGGGTCATAATATCCATTCGCATAGCAGATAAAGCAGCTTTCATCGGCTTCGTCCTGTATGATGCTTGGCGCGTAGCCGTTCCGGTCAAGCTTTGCTCCGTATTCGTTAACCATTACGCGATCCCCTTCTGATGGTCGTCCCATCTTGCTTTCATTAAAGCTAATTCATCGGGAGTAAGGGTTTCAATCCCCTGTTCCTTGCAGTCGAAAACCACCAAATCAATGAGATTTGACATTTGCCGGGAATCGTAGGTTGAAGAACCATAATAGGCCGCAAGCGTGGTATATCCGGGCGCGGCTTCCTCCAGTTCTTCACATAAAAAGCCAAGACCATGAGATTCCCAGGCCTGAATAAATCTTTCCTTTGCCTCGTTTTTGATTGGAATCGTCTCAAAATTGTCCCCGATTTCCTTGACGTACTGCCGATATATTTCATGGCTCGGAATGCCAAGAGCGGAAGCGAGTTTCCCGCACAGCGTCCAAAAATACGCGTTCGCGCTTAGTGACCGCTTTTTCCGCTTTTCTTTCAGGTCTGCGGTATAAAGCTTGTCTCTCATCGAGGAAACAAACCTTCTGGCGTTGAAGCTGGACTTCACGCGAAGGCAAAGCCACACGCCGCCGTCTTTCAGCTCTATACCGGCCCGGTCAAAATCAAGCTCCATTTTCAGCCTCCGGTACAGTCGGCCTTTTCTCTAATTTGTGTGCAATAAAGGTAAATTGTTCGATCGTGATGGAGTTTAAATCTTTCGGCGGGGTGTCGGGAAACTTTTGCGATAAGTATTCCAGCATGCCGGCTGCATTCCAGCCTGTTCTATGCAGTTCGCTGAGAAGCGTGGCTTTTTTAATATCGTCGATGTAATCCTTCGGCGCGGAAGATTCATTCCCTTTATTTTCAGACGGATTCGTTTCCGTACTACCTTCCGGCAAATCCTCTCCGGCGTAGATATACAAGCCGAGTCCATGACGCGCGAGGGCTTTTGTAAGGCTTCTTTGGATCGCCTTGTTTACATCAAAGGAAGTGACTTCTGCTAACGGCAAAGATTTATTTTTTAAATTCATTACCGGAAGATATTCAATATGTTCCAGGCCGTTAATGGTTACCCCGGTCTTTACCCAGCATGTTTTTCCGTCGGTGTGATAATTAAGGCCGTCCGCGTTTTCATAAATCGTATATGTGGTGTCAGGGAAAAGCTTTTTGACCTCTCCCCAAGCCCATGCCCATGAAAGATAGGTGAGATTCCCTTTCTTTTCGGTCTTATCATTGACATTTATAGAATTTAGCTTCTTGAAATAATTCTCCATAAAATCCTCCTAAATTCCTCCGGATCCTCAAATTCGCTTTTATCCGTTTCCGGTTCCTTGTTATCGGTATCGTACAGGTACTCAAATTCCGCACGGGAGAGGCCGTTATCATTGCTTCTGTTCATTTCTCAGCCTCTCCCATTCCCGGAACCAATAGTCGCCGGCTATCTTTTGGCTTTCAACTTCTTTTTCCAGTTCCAAACATCTTTTCATTAGACAGATTATTAACTCTTTATCGTCCATTTGACAAACCTCCTATCAAAATTCAGCGGCTAACTTTTCGCCGCGGCTGCGTTTATTGTAATGAGAAAGAATTTGAACCGCAAAACGCTTGTCTCCAGAAAGGGAGTTTCCAAATGCCTTTCCGTCCCGAACGATTACAATTGGATTTACACTGCTGAGAGCGTTCACAAGAGTTTTCCTTCTATATCTGCCCATATAGGTTTCACAGAATAAGGCAAGGCCTCCAAGAATTTCCGTCCGCATACTATCGGAAGATCCGCCCCAACTGTCTTTGATAATCCTCAATATTTCAATATAGTTAAACTGTCCCATTTTTTTATAAACTTGAAAAGCTTTTGCAACACAAACAATTTTGTTAGCGGCTTGCCCGTAAGTAAAATTAATATAAAAACCTGCTGCTTCTGTTGCTGTTAAAAGATTTTTGATTTCTATATCCCCGGCGGTATACAACGCTTTTAGTTTTGCGTTTGTTGCTACCTGACGGCTGATTCCATTTTGTTCAGAAAAAAGAATTGCTTCGTCTGCCTCGGATAAGCCACGGTAAATTTTGCACTCAACCATAAGATCTTTTCCGCCGTTTCTCATTTTTAATGCCGCTAGAGTGTGCTGCCCATCAAATACGTAATATTTCCCGTTCCTGTAAGACACCTTGATGGGATTCACTAAATCCGGATTGAATTTTGCTACAATTCGCTTGACGCGGTTTTGATCAAGTTCTCTTTGATAATCTTCATCGATAACAATAAAAGCGCTGTTGACTTGCTTATATTCGTAATTTCTGTTATAATACATTTAGCAAAACTCCTTTATTTTTTTGATAGCTGCTTCTGCTGCTGACAGAGCGGCTATTATTTTTTGCTTGTTTTCAACAACATCAAATTCAGGGTGGTCTAAAAAACAGGCTTCCACACTGCCTTGAAAGGAAACGGCGATCGCTGTAAGCTCTTCCACAAAATTTTCGATGGTGTATTCCGGCACATCTCCGCTAGTGATAGCATCAAAAACACGGTCGCCATGCTCTTTAAACAACTGGTTGATTTCTTTTGGCACTGGGATCTTATTTCCCTTAACGTCTTTAAATTCCCTGTTGATACTGCGGCACCTCCTGCAAATTTTTCTAGGGCCATCAAAATCCTTAATTGGAAGCTCTTTCCCGCATTTTGTACAGATACGGGAATTTTCCCCGGCATTGACAATTTCATTGAAAATGGCGTTTACGGTATTTCCTTTGCCCCCAGTACGCGCCCGTTCCTTTTGCTCGTCATTGCCTTCCACGATAATCTTTTCCGCCTTGCGGATTGTATCCCTGGACACTCCAGCCAGCTTGGAAAGTTCGTCATCGGTGTGAATTTGGACTTTATCAGATTTCTGTAAAAGTCCACTTTTATACTGGTTACCATGAAATTCAGCTTGCTTCTCTTTCGCCTTCGCCTGGATCACGTTTTTCATTTTCAAGGCCAATTCGGAACGTTGGAAGGGGAGAAGGTTTCTGCGCCCGAACTGTTTTTCAATAATGTACACAAGCGCCTCACCACGATCCGAAAAGTCCATTTCTCTGACTTCAAACGGAATGTTATTCGCCTTGCAAATTTTATACCGGTTATGTCCGTCAATGATGGTGTTGTTCCAAATCTCGATGGGTTCTTGGCAGCCATATTTTAAAATGCTTTTAGTCAGTCCGCTGAACTCTGTATCCTGCAATGGCGGGATCAATTTTTCAAACTCTTTGTCGATTTTCAATTTCACCTAGGTATCACCTCACTGTGCCCGCCATTAATTGGCGGCTTTTCTTTTGCCCATTCAAAGCCTTTTTAATGTCTTTCGCCTCAGTATATGGGCCGTAGTGATTAACACAATCTGAAAAACGGCAGTGAAAGCAGTCTTTGTCACAGATGGATTGTTTCATTTCCATAACTCACCTCTCTTATGTACCGGCTCCTTTTCTTCTTTAAAGCGTTTCTCAACTTCCGGTTCCGGTACCGCTCGCCAATGTATGCCGCTGTGAATACGGCGCTCCATACCGCCAGAATGATAAACGCCACCGTCATTTCTGTGCTCATGTGCTTGTCCTCCTTTCAGAATTAAATAAGCAGATTGATGGTCCAGCTGACTAAAAAAGAGACAGCGAAAACTAAAACCAGTAACACAATATCTTTCTTATTTACTGTCAAACTGGCTTGTCCTCCTTACTAGGACATGTCTAATTTGCCATGTCCCTATAAAAATTATTTGAAATAACTACGTTTCCTCTTTCCATAAACCGATCAACGTGTGCTTGCCATTCCTCTTTTGGCATAAAACGTTCTTCATGTATGATAGTAGAAACCCATTTGCCATTAATTTTTTCCAAAGCTATTTTTTTAGTTGCGACTATTTCTATTTCGCCGTTATCATGCTTTAGCTTTGAGTTTACGGTATAGATTTCACGTTTTCCCATTATGTATCACCTCGATTCATCTTATGAGGGAATATAAAATTGAGTGCTTGTTTTCAAGCGGACTTTCTTTATTCCCGCCGCCTGGCAAAGAGTTTATGCGCGAAGAACGAATTAAAAAGTTTTTAATTCCTGTCATAGTTTCAGCGGTAACCAGTCTATTAATAGATGGCATACGAGCGTTGTTGCCACTGATATTACAATGATCGGCCAGCACTCCTTTAAAAATTGCTTCATGTCCTCACTCCGCTTCCTTATGGCTATTTTTTTGCTTTAGCTATTGAGTTCTGGCAAAAGATTCCCTATAATTTGTTTAAGCCGTAAAGGTAATTGAAAGGAGCGTGGTCGGATTGACCAAACTTTTGAGATTGCCGGTTCCCAAATCGCCGGATCGCAGATGCTAAGGCTATTATTGAGCAGTACCATTCTGCTTAAGTGATGCGGATTTTGACAGAAACCGTGTGGTAAAAGTGCGGTCCTGTTTGGTATGTAGTACATCGGGGGCCGTAACCTCGTTACAGTAATAACGTCAGTGCTACGCTACACAGCGCCCAAACAGGTGCAAAAGTTTTGGGTAAACAAAAATGGGGGAAAGCCGTCTGTGACACCACCACAGGCGGTTTTTTCTTTTACCAGAATTCAATAGCTAAAGCTGGTTCATGGGTTATCCCGCTTCCTTTTCGTTTTGCTTTGCCCAGTCCCTTGACTAATGGGGAATAGGCGTGGTATTCTTTGGTTGCAGTTATTTAGCCTGATTGCCGTCAGGCTCCGGGATTGATGCGCCGAACAGCTTACGGTGATTCATGTGGAAGAGGTCTTCTAGTTTAACAAGAACATCGTAAGACGGCTTGCGTTGACCGGTTTCGATTTTTTGTATGAGAGAAAGGGTTACTCCAACTTTTTCAGCTACATATTTTTGTGACCACCCCTTTTTAATTCGGATAGCTCTAATCATCAGATTCATGGTCCCTCCTTTCTTCCTGATTTAGACTTTAAGTCTAATCTTATCTTTATTATATTAGACTTTAAGTCTAATGTCAAGAGGTGTTATTATGTTTGATAAAAATAACTTATCCACACGCATTTACAATCTAAGAAAGAATGAAGGAATTAGCCAAGCTGCTTTGGGTGAAAGCGTTGGTGTTTCTCTTCATACTATTAGTAAAATAGAGAAAGGGGAAAGGGCAGCTTCAATCGAGGTACTCACTGCTCTGGCCGACTACTTCGATGTACCACTAGATTATCTAGTAGGGCGCGGGATTTTTGAAAACTGGGAACAGATCATGAAATATAAAGACATCATACTAAAGGATTTAGAAAAATCTTTTGGTAAGAGTTCTTGGAACTTTAACGCTATGAGCGAAAAAGATTTGATAAGGATTCTTCCGGCTTTCATAAGTAAGATTGAAATCGATGAGGAAAATAATAAAGTTGATGTTGTGTTTTATGAGTGAGAGCGTCCTTACGCCGCTTCCTTTCTTAGTGATTTTGAGTGTTGCGTTTTGTGAACGAGATATCAATTTAAAATTGATTTTTTGGTTAAAAAAATATCGTCCATTGTAACGTTATATAATTCACATAATTTTCTTAATTGGATTGCATCGGGCACACCGTGATCGTTTTCCCAACTTGAAAGGGTAGAAGGGTTAATATTTATTAGTTTAGCCACTTCTTTTTGTTTGTATTTTGCATTTACACGAGCCGCTTTTAATGATATCGGCATTGTTATCACCTCCTTGCATTAATTATTATAATCAATTTAAAATTGATTGTCAACAGTTTAAATTGATTTTTTTAAAAAAATATTGCAAAATATCAATTTTTGATTTATTATATAGAAGTAGTGTTATATATAGTTAAGAAAGGTGATGAAAATGATTAGATCGCCAGAAGATATCACAGAAGCCGAAAAATTAAAAAAGATATTTGCAAAGAATTTAAATAAATATTTAGGTGATACCCCACAAATAGAAGTTGCAAATGCAATAGGGGTTATACCCGCAACGTTTTCAAGCTGGTGTGTAGGAAAGAATATGCCTCGAATGGATAAAGTTCAAGCTTTAGCGGATTATTTTGGAGTAAAAAAATCTGATTTGATAGAAGAAAAGCCCATCACAAATAGCGATGAGCTTTCCAAGAACAAGCAAATAGTAATTGAAAAAATAAAGACACTTGATGAATCTCAAACAGAGGCTGTCAATAAAATTGTAGATTCAATTCTTGCAATGCGCGAGAAAGAAAAAGACTAAACTCTTGTTCTGTCAATAAATTGATTTTATCTATTAACGATAGTTTAATTTTTTCTTCCTCATCAGAGGGGCCAAAGACCACACTCGATTCGCTTTTAAGATCTGCCGTATTCGTTTTAGTATTCTGTTTCAATATTTTCCGCCCCTCTCTTTATAAAACGTTTGTTCTTTTTGTGCCTTTATTATAGCACACAAAAATTTAAAATCAAGGGGTTTTGAAAATATTTTTCCCAAAATGGGAACGTGAATTATTAGCACATTGACAAAAATAAAATGACCGTCCAGAGCGGCAACTCTGAACGGCCTGAAATCTGGATAGTGACAAGCAATCACACGCCAAAATAAATTGTAGCATATTTGGAAAATATGTCAACATTTAGGAGGATAATTATGACACCCAAAAAGAAAAAAACTGCTATCATTATCATTACTATCGTGGCCGCACTAGTTATAATTTACATAATTGCGGTTCTCACAGGAAATACTAAGCAACCGATTTCGGAGAGTTCGTCCAACACTTCTAGTACCACGACAGAAGAAAGCGAGGGCGGATTAATAAAAAAGACGGAAATTATTTGGAAAGATGAAGAGGGATATGGCATAGTAAATTTCTATTTAGATGGTACAAAGACAAAGGAATCTATTTTATCAAATTACTATACGGAAATAAAAGACTATATTACATCGATGGATACAAGTAAATTAGAGGACTATGAATACATTGAATTTGTAGGGAATGTTGTCAGAGATGATAAAATTGAATGTACTATACGAGGAAATCTTTCAAGTGGTTATATTACATCGAATCAAGTAATATCAACTGTTGACTTAGAAAAAAATATTACCGATTTATTTATTCCGGAACCTCTGAAATAGAATAATAAATAATTCCTATATAAAAAATCCCCCACCGGTTGCAATCGGTGGGGGAAACTTAAGTTTTATTTTTACCTGGAGGTGCTCAGAAATGGAAAACTTAAAAATAGCGGCGGCTTACATTCGAGTGAGTACCCACGATCAGGAGGAATACAGCCCGGAAAGTCAAATTAAGTTAATCCGAGATTACGCAAAAAATAACGGCTTTATCTTGCCGGAAGAATTTATTTTCCGAGATGATGGTATCAGTGGCAGAAGAGCGGATAAAAGGCCGGAATTCCAACGCATGATTTCTAAGGCTAAAGAAACCCCAGCGCCGTTTCAAGTTATACTGGTTTGGAAGTACAGCCGTTTTGCAAGAAATCAGGAGGAAAGTATTGTATACAAAGCGCTTCTAAAAAAAGAAAATAAAATTGATGTGGTTAGCATTTCGGAGCCGCTGGTTGAGGGGCCGTTCGGTTCTTTAATTGAGCGGATTATTGAATGGACAGACGAATATTATTCTATTCGGCTTTCCGGAGAAGTGAAGCGTGGTATGACCGAAAAAGCGAGCAGGGGAGAGCCGGTCAGTATACCAGCTTTTGGATATGATATAAAAAACAAACAATATATTCCAAATGAAAAAGAAGCTCCCTTCGTGCAAATGATTTTCGATGATTTTATTAGCGGTATGGGAACTCGTGAAATCGCTATAAAACTAAATACAATGGAAGTTAGGACACATAGGGGAAACTTCTTTGAAAACCGAAACATAGATTATATTTTGAATAACCCAGTATATATTGGAAAAATACGTTGGACCCCTACTGGTAGAATGAAACGAAATTATGATTTAGAGGATAGTATGATCGTTGATGGAGAACATCAACCGCTTATCTCAAACGAAACATGGGAGCAGGCACAGGCACTGTTAAAAAAGCGAAAAAAAATGTACGCAAAGTATGCGAGAAAATCAAATCCGAAAAAGCCGTTTATGCTCCAGGGAATAGTAAGATGCAGTAACTGTGGAAGCACTCTTTGTATGGGCGTTTCCGGTTCATTACAATGCCATTCCTATGCACATGGGCAATGTAATAAATCTCATAGTATTACTTTGAACAAAATTAATACTCTGGTGATCTCGGCGTTAGAGACAGATTTAGAATCCGGCGATATTACGTTGATTAAAAAGAGCGGATCCCGAGAGAATCAACAAGAATTTATTAAACGTCAAATTCAAGCGGAAAAAATTAAGCTGCGCCGTGTTAAAGAAGCCTATGAAAACGGAGTGGACACCTTGGAGGAATATAAATCGAATAAGCAGAAAATCATGGAGCGTTTAGAGGAATTACAAGCAAAACAAGAGCCAGTACAGGATTTAGAAAAAGAGAAAAAAGAATTCTGTATGAAGCATAAAGAGGCCCCGGCTTATCTTCAAAACGCTAGTATTTCCATAGAGGATAAGAACCATTATATCCGCACTTTTATAGATCATATTGTTTTTAATAGAGCGAGCGGTACAGTAGACGTTATTTATTATAATTAAATATTATATCTAAAATATGTATGGCGGTCCATACATTTAAAAGATATGTTTTTAGCGCATAATAAATTTATCGTTTTTTTCTTCAACCGCCTGGGCTTCTAAAAGTTTCTTGATTTCGCTGTAGATTATCATTTGATTATGGATTAATGTGTTTAAATTTTCATTGATAACTTCGAGAGAATCAAGCAAATCCTTTTTACTGTACATAAGGCGACACCCTTTCCTTACTGTACCGCTCGCTTATTAATTATAGGGTGATTTCTCAAAAATGGTGAAATAAGTGTAAATATATCACAAACAGCCCTCCCACCGAAAACGGTAAGGAGGGCTGTCTTTCTATTATTCGCTTTTCTTAGGTTCAGTATAAGAAAGCGCCTGGCTGGAATCGCTTAGGCCGCTTGTGGTGGGGTCATTCAACAGGTTCCATACGGATACCAGAACAGACACCACGATTACAGGGCTCTGGACGGCCTGCAAGAGCACGTTTCCTACAGCCTGCCAGCTAGTCATGTCTTCCCAGTTGAAGCCCAGACAAGCCAGCATAGGCAGAAAAATGGACGCTGCCAGGTTGAACCAGAACACAGGGTTTTTAAACCGTACCTTCCAGTTGATTTTCATTTCAGTTCCTCCTTATTATACAGGCAGTCCGAATTTGATTAAGATATATCCGACGCAGGCTGTAATAACCAAAAGGAGAATCTTATCCACAATCTTGTCCCAGCGTTTTCCGGATTTCTCCTTAAACTCCGCGATGGATAAAAGAGCCTTGTTAATATCCGCCTGCATGTCGTTGAGCTTGTCCAGGATCTTACCGTACTGCTCGTCCCGTTTCGCGTCTGATTTTTCCAGAGCTGTAATCCTGGTGTAAAGCTCCGAGTGGGTTTCTCTGGATTGCTGGCGGTATTCCGCGATCTGCTTTTCCAGCATCTCCGCTTTTGCCAGCCCTAGGCAGTCCCGGGAGGGATCTACTATACACTTTTCCGGCGCCATGATAATCCCTCCTTACTCGATTACAATCTGAAGCTTTCCGATGGCGTTTCCGAAAGCGCCCGCGTAGCCGTCCTGCCCGTTTCCGGTTTCATTGTCATACTGCCAGGGATAATAGCTTCCGCCCACAGGAGCGACCCGGTATTTGGCTTTCTTATACGGCCTGATGCTGTCCGGGGTGTAATAATACACTTCAACAGCGTCAATCTCCAAACCGTTTCCCGCGTAGCCGTTTACAGCGTCGTTGATGTTGCAGCCGGTCACATAGGGAAGCCAATTGCCGCCCTTAATATGTACCCGGTACTTTACGGAACCAGCGGAAACACGAACAGCGACATCAGTGACGGCTCCGGTAAATCCCGCGTAATCCTCAAGGTTTTTCACCTCGGGAAGCCAGCCGTCCGCCTTGGTTCTTACCCGGTAGTATACATCTACCGTTTTCGCTGGCTCGGGCGCGGGAGCTGGAGTGGGTTTATCAAAACCATTAAGGCCCTTCTCCTTGATGGCCTTAGGATAATCCTGATAGCACTCATTCATATCCACGCCGCCCTGGATTCCGGGAACGCTGCCGGAGCTGGTGTACTGCCACATGCCATATTGGCCGGAATACTGGCACTCAGTAAAATACTGGGCAGCCCAGACATCATAGGGAAGCTGGTCAGGATAGAATTTGCTGTCAAGCCAGCTGAGGGAGGCATAAACGCCCACATAATACCCAGCTTTTTCAACCTCAGAGCAGAAAGCCTTAATTACATTGGTCAAAGCCTGCCGGGAAAGCGTGCCCATCGTCCCATTGTCCTCTACGTCGTAATAAACGGGATATTCGAATTGCTTGCCCTTGATGGTGTCCAGGAAGAACTTAGCCTCCTGGCGCGCCTCAGCTTCGGAAACCGCATAGCCGTAGTGGTAAGCGCCTACTGGGATTCCGGCGGCTTTGGCTCCCTTGTAATTGTTTTCAAACTGATTGTCCACCTGAGAAGGATCCGGAGAACCGAAAGAGGAACGGAGAATGGCGAATTTTACATCGCTGTTTTTCACTTGGTTCCAATCGATTTTCCCCTGCCAGGTAGATACGTCAATACCGATAATCATTTTAACCACCCGCCGCTTTCAAGCTGGCTTTTCCTTTCCTCAATCTCTTCAGCGTTTTCCTCCTGGAGCCTTTTGGCGTCTTCCAGTGAGATACCCATAGCCGCCGCGGCTTCCTGAGGTGTTTTCCCGTAAGCGTAGGCCTTAATGATTTCTTTCTTTACTTGCTCTGTCATTTTGCTTCCTCCTTGTTTTCTAAAGCGGATAAACGCCGCTCTAAATTCTCAATTTGCTTTTGCTGCTTCTGCACCATGCAGATTAAAGGGGCAATAAATTCATCATAGCGAAGGGAGTAGATATATTCTCCTTCGATGGTCCGGGTTTTTAATTCTTTCCGTGTTACAGTTTTTTCCTCTCCGGTTTCCTCGTCTGTGACAGTCTCGGGAACATCTTCGTAATAATCCTCCGTTTTTGGGGATTTGATGAATCCGGCGAAATCCATGCTTGTCATTCCAAGCTGAGGGAACAGCTCCTCAATATCCTGCGAGATCAAGCCCCAGTGGGTTCTGCCGCTGTCAGCGTCGTTAAAGACATAGGAGCTTGGCTTCAGCCCCATAATAAACGCCGTTATTTTTTCCGGGTCAAGATCTGTGATATCGTGCTTGGCGTTTCGGTCGGAGGTTTGAATAGTGCCGTTCTGGGCGTAAACAGCGCGCCATTTCTGGTTTGCGATTCCTAAATACATATGTCCTGCGGTTCCGGCGTTAACAGCCGGGCGGAAGCTGTTTTGATCATCACTCCGGTTGCTTTGAATAACTACTCCATATTCGTTCGTGTTGTTTCCGCCAAACTGTAAAATTCCGTTTCCGTAAATTTGAGGGTATTGAGTTGTAGTAAACTGAAGCTTCCCATTTACCGCACCGCCTCCGGAATGAAGAACGGTGTAGTTAGATGGATAAGGAGGCGTGTTATATTTGAAACCAGGGGTAAAGTATAATTTACCATCTGCCGCCCAGATTACATCGTATTTGTCTCCGTCATCTTCTCTCTTAAATCCCCATCCTTCACTTGCGCTTCCCGCAGGGTCGGCAGTCAAGATACGATTTACGCCAATGATATTAGAGTTTTGGCAGTCTAATGCGTATTTTTCGTTCGCTGGTCCGCTGCCGCCGTACTGATTGGCATACAGCTTTAATACTCCCTGCATTTCTCCGCCATTTGGTGAGATTGCTCCAAAATATGCCATAATAAGATCCTCCTTTTCTAATTAATCAAAAATACCGCGTCGATAGAAAGCGGCCCGGTAGAAGGAAGCGTGCCGGAAAACGCCACAACTGAACCGCCTGTCCCGATTTGAGCACCAGCTGCGTTAGAAATATCCCCTCCGCATGTCATAACGACGTCGATATATTTCGTCGGCACAACCCCGCTAGGTAAGTTAAATATCAAACTGTTGCTGGAATTGATTGTTGTGCTGGGAGCCCTTAAACGCGCGGTTAAAGCGGCTAATTTCCCTGTTACTATCAGATGGCACGCAGAAGCCGCACTGGCTGCCTCCCAGCCGTTTTGTGGGGTTAGTTCGTATACAGTTTGGGATACCGCTCCCACATCGGCGGCGGTCGGCATTTGAGCTAGCTTGCCGGAGCTATTTAGGGTTGCTACACCATTAGCTGCACCTTTTTCATCATTAGGTATAGCTTTTTCGTCAATGTTAGCGAAAGCGGTATTAAAATCGTTCATTTGCGGCGGGTCAGAATATACCCATTGTGGTAAATCAAAATTTGGCGTTGTGGATTGATAGCTCATAGTGCTCCTCCTTTATAAAATGGCATGTCTGACGCTGAGTGTCATAGCAAATTCACCTTCCGGGTTATCCGGAGAACGGTCTATATTAACGGCAGCTTGAAGAATCGGTTCGTTTTGTTGAGAGCCGTTATAATACATTTGCAGGCCGGATATTTTCTCCTGGAGTTGATCTGGCAGTAGATAATAAGTGGCTGTAACACTGGTTGAACTAACTTCAACAATATCCGCTGGCGGCAGATGAAAATTACTTGATGCATCTGTGGTGAAATATAAATCTGATACTAGATTAATTCCGGATAAATCCCCGGCAGCTCCCTGCCCTTGAATAAGCTTCAGCAGCTTTTGTTTCGCAAAAGGCGTTAAATAGTTTCCCAAATAGTACCACCCCTTTATGAGTTCTTCAAAAACAAACCAAGACGGATATGCTTTTTCCCAGCCGCGCCAGTTTTTGATTGTGCTTTCGATTTCGCTCCAGGTGTTTACGTTGGCGGCTTTTTCAAACACAAGCCACGAAGGAAAGATTTCTTCCCAAACGGTCCAGCTGGGAGCGATTCCTTCTAACGTGCGCCAGTCCATCGGCTGCGTTTTAAACGCCATAATATAAGTTTGAATATTAATATCGTCGTTAATATACTGGCCGTCAGCAGCCGGGAGGCTTCCGTCCATTTCGAACGTGATTTTTTTAGGCTGGAAAAATAGCGTTTTTGTTTTATCACGGTATGAAATGGTGGAAGCTTCTACCGAATATTCCCATATAGTTCCGCTGTCTTCAGACAAGATACTCTTAGCGGAAACAGAAGTCACCTGAAAATTTCCAAATGTATTAAAGTATGGAAGATCTACAGTCAGAAGCTGTCCCGCAGACCAGCCGGGAATTAATGTGGAAAATGAAATCGTAAAGGCTGGCTGCGCGGCGCGTTGCAAAAATGTTTCCGCATTTAAAGCAGCGTCCGAAAAATCTACTATGGTTTCATCTTCGATCAGATATTCAATAATACCGGAGCCGCCTCTTTGGGCTTTGATTTTTTCTCTTAGGTCTCCATCAACCAGCCGCGAGTAGACCTGGATTAAAGGATATCCATTAACCTGGATATACCCGCCGTTTGAAAGATCAAGCCATTCGTAACCGTCTTTCATTTCAATTTCATATCCGCCATAACTCATTAACGCCTGTACCGTGTCGTCGTCATCGTCAATTCCGTTGAATCCAATTTTTACATTAGCCGGCACGGTTGAAGATGTAGCTCCGCTTTGAATTGCATTACTCATAGAGTACAGAGGATATTTGCATCTAACGATTTGAGGCGAGAGCCTTTCAAAGCGAAGTCCGGTTTCCCCGTTACTTTTGATTTGGAATTCCTGATATTGGCCTTTGCTTTGTCCGCCGACAACCCGGACAGCGGAATACATGGTAAAAGAATCGCGGGTGACATTTACGTTATAAACCGCTGAATCGGAATCAAGGCTGATCGGCGCGGTGCTTCGGTTGTAGGTATACCGCATATTGAAGACCTTATCCGGGGTGATTTCCCACCAAGCACCGCATACATCTGCCATTTGATCTATCACGGAGGAAACGATCTGCCCCCATAAGTAAGCCGGGCTGTTTAAGGTTATTCCAGTAAAATCATCAATTTCCCCGACGGTAATTCCTTCATTTTCCACTCTAACCGGAATAATGCCATAGAACTCGCCAAGAGATGCATCATACCAAGACTGGCCCGGTCTGTTCCCCATTAAAATCTGGGTAACGCTGGCGCCGGACGGAAACGTCATGTCGACAAAAACGCTGGCTATATAATCGGAGTTGTTCGTCAGGGTGAGATTATATATTTTGTAAGACAGATCCACGTTATCCAGGTTTTCTTGTTCAGCTTCCATAACAGTCCCGGCAAAGATTACATTGTTATTCTCAACTAATTGGATATAATCGCAGGCGGCGATATCTTTTGAATCGGCCGGCATATAAATCCGCAGGGCAGATGAAGTTACATGGGCCTCGTTTTCATCAAGCGATCCCCCGGTTTCAACGAGAATATCCGGGCGGGGAATTTTGTTTAAATAAACCGTCATCCTTTGTACCTCTTTGCCATAACGTCATTGTACTGGTGCTTCGTTACATTGTCCGTAATCAGTTTTCCATCTAAATAAAGAGGAGAATTAACTACGATAACAGACGAATTTGCAGCGTCTGAATAGTTCCCGTTGGCCAGGGCGAAAAGTTCGGCCTGCTGCTTTTGCGTCAGAACCATTTCCCCGTCCTTTAATAAGGCGGGACCTTCTCCCATTGCGAAATCAACAATACCGCCTGTATGAAAACGGGGCAGCGATACATTTGGAATTTCAGGAATCGCCGGAATGCCGATTGCCCCAGTCAATTGGTTGATCCCCCAAATAATACCATTGATGATCGCGATAGCGCCGTTAATAATTCCCTCGACAATAGTCGGAATCAAGTTGAAAATTCCCTTGAACATATCAACGATTCCGTTCCAAGCCTGCTCCCAGTTGCCCGAAAACACACCGGTAATAAAGTCAATCAACCCGCCGAAAACGTCCATAACGCCTTCGATAATCGGCATGATTGCCTCGATAGCGCCACCCAGCACTTTACTGAAAATCCCCGCTAATGTTTCGATAACCGGACCAAGAACATCGCCAATAAGTCCTGCAATTTGAGAAAAGATATCAAAAAGAGGTTCCAGAGCAGAGAACAAGGTTTCTAATATAGGCGTGAGGGCAGAGAAAAGTTCCTGTATTGGTGGCAAGATTGCTTGAACGAGGCTCATTAAAGGTTCAATCAAAGCAGAGATAAGTCCTAGCAATGGTTCTAGAGCAGCCTGTATCAAAGACAGAAGCGGCTCCATAAGTGACTGAAACAATCCCATCAGTGGGCCTAAAATACCATCTAAAAGCTGCATAAGAGGTTCCAGGAGTTGTGCGATTAGGTCTAAAATTGGAGTAAGTGCTTCGCTGATAAGCTGTAATCCAAGACCAAGAATTTGCCCTATAAATTCAACAATCTTTCCAAGCGGTTCGCTAATGACTAAGAGAACTTCGCCAAGTTGTTCAAAAATCGGGGCTAATGATTCTCCAAGAACCTCCATTAACGGTTTTAGGGATTCCATGAGGGTACTTAATAAAGGGATCAAAGCCTCCCCCAAGGGGACAAGCAGCATTTCAAAACCACGTTTGAGTTCATCTAGCATTGACCCAAGATCGTCATATTTGACGTCTTTCATATTTTCTAATTCTTCGCCTGTCGCATAAGCGCTATCCTGAATTCCTGCTAGTGCTGTAACTACTTCCGGCCCTAAATCTTCCCACATAGTGCCAAACAAAGCCACTCCGGCTTGGCTTTGTGCAAGAGGATCGTCCATATCTGCCAACGCTTGAATAGTTTGGTCGAAAGCTTCTTTGGCTGAATCTCCTCCGGCTGCAAATTTAGCCGCCATTTCATCAGCATTTAATCCGATAGCTGAAAAGCCTTCTTGTGTGGTTGCCGAGCCGTCTACTACACGAATAGACATTTCTTTAATGGCGTCGCCAACCTTGTCCAAATTGAAAGCGCCAGATTCTGCTCCGCTTTCCATGATTGCGAACATATCGTCAGCATCGAGGCCGACTTTTGCAAATTGCACAGAATATTCGCTGATACTATCTAGTAACTCTCCAGAGAAATCCAATCCATTTTGGGCGCCGGTAGCGATTAAGTTCATGGCATCATCGCCGCTGATTCCGAATTGAGTCATCATTGCATTGGCTGCCCGGACAGATTCATTTATGTCGTATCCGAAAGTGTCGCGCAATGTAAAAGCGGATTCCGTTATGTTTTGCAAAGAAGCTTGGTCTAAATCACCCATTTGTTGAGTAACAGCAGACATAGCGTCGGCAATATCTCCGAATGATTCCCCGTAGTTGTTTGTATAAATGCTTTTTAAAGTTTCTTCGTAGCCGTCGAGAGACTCCTTTGATACTCCGGTAGACGCGGCGAATTGATTCATTGCTTGATCTATGGAAGTCGCTGAAGATACAGCGTATCCGCCTACGGCTACAGCAGCGGAGCCAATTCCTAATAACGCGGCAGACCCAGAGGATCCAAGCCCAGAGAATGAAGAAACTAAATCGCCAACAGCGCCACCAGCCGGGCTGAATTTTCCAAAAGCGTCGGTGGCTTTTTCACCTACATCTTTTAGAGCGCCGGAGAGACCACCGGTTTCTTTTGTGGTTTTTTGAATACTGTCTTGTGCGTCGTCCGCACTTTGCTCTACAGCGGTTCCGGCACTTTTGGCAGATCTTTTTATTGTAGATTCTACCTTAGAGACATCGCTTTTTATTTTTGAATCATCAGCCCTAATTTCATATACAACTTCGCCTTCTGCCAATGAAATCACCTCACAAGTGAAAGTCATCGGCACATAATGGCACTACTTGACTTTTCCTATTTTTATTTCAAATTCCTTTTTGCAGTTACGGCCCTTGCACTTAATCCAAACGCCCTTGCATTTCGCGTCAGGATCAACTTTTAAAGGCATCACATAACCGCAGTACGGACACTTAATTTTATCCACGATCATCACCGTTACGGCCTTTCTGCCAGGGTGTGCAGTGCAACAGCGATTTTTGCAAGCCCATCTTGGAATTGCTTTTTTCTTTCTTCCTCTGACAGATTAAGCTTGTACAGCTGCTTCAACTTGATTAACTGCCGGCGTTCCTCTGCATTGTATTTTGTTGGTTTGGGGAGGGGGCGGGAACGTATTGAAATGATTTGCATGATCTTCGTATCATCAGACAAACCGTTAAATAACGCCGTAAAGCTCCACCAATGAAGGTTTTTGTCAGCGCCAAGCAGATCGAGATGGTAGCACTGCATAAAGGAAGAATAGACGGCCCATGCGTCTTGATTAAAATCGAAATACTTTTCCCCTCCGGCTTTTTTATCTGACACGTCAATAAATTCCTTGAAGATCAGATTAAAAAGAGCCGCTTTTTTGTCAGGCTTCAGGATTTTCAGAAATAATTTTGATTTTACTAAAAGCCATAAGCAGGCCTCGGCCTTTTCAAAATCTGTCAAAAGCGTGTCGGAGAACACTTGATAGCATTTCAGCACCGTTCGAAAAGAGGTATTTAAACGCACGGGCACAAGCTTATATTTGACCCTCTTTTTCAGAGGGGAATACAGTCTCATTTCCACGCTCTCCGCTTAAATGCTTGCTTTCTTTGACGGGCAACCTCCTGAAATTTAGGTACGAGAACGTTTTGAATATACGGGAAAAGATTGTAGGCCATCTGCTGAAAATCATCGGAATAAAATTCAATGATTTTTTTGGCGTTCTCGTCTCCGAATAAAAGGCAGAACACATCAACAACGGCTTTCCCAATATCTTCAACAATCTTTAGGTCTCCGGGGTTACTGTTGGAACGTTTTTGCAGATCCACGAACCAAACTTGGAGTTCCCGGTATTTCTTTACCAGCTCGGGACGAATATCAATTTTAATTTTTAAGATCTCACTGGTTCCATCGTTTTTTTGCAGCTCGATTTCATCAGTAAAAAGAGCGTTCTGTCTAAGCGTATACATCAGGATATCCTCCTTATAAAAAATAGAAGGGGGAGGATAAACCGCCCCCTTGTGTTATTTAGTCCGCCGGCGTGATTGTGGGCTTTCCGTCGAAACGGATTTCCACAGAAATCGCGCTGTCATCGGTACTGGCACCGGACCATTCCTGAATATTGCAGAAGGTGCAGTCACAGGTAATAGTGACCTCTTTGCTTTGAGCGTCGGTATACTTCAGCTGGAAAGAAGACTGCCGGTCGGTATCCAGTCCGTATTTCTTACTGAAAATGTAATCCTGAGCCTGATCGCCAACAATGCGCCGTCCGGTGAGCGTAAAAGCCGGGGCCATTCCCGTAACGTGGTTTTTCGCGAATCCCTTGTCCGATAAGAAAAAGTATTGCTGAACAACCTCGTTCAAAGCCTCCGCGATATTGTCAAATCCCTCGGCTAGTTCGGCATAAGTCCAGGTGCCGGGCGGATCCGATCCCTGGGATACACCGATAGAAGCAGTCAGGTTGTACATTGTAAGCAAGCCGTAAGCTGCCATATTAATTCCCCCTTAGATAAAATTTGACTTCAAGGCTGGAGCCGTAAAGCCATTGGTTGTTTTCTTCGCGCCCTAAATAGACGGGTGCGGCTGTGGTTTCTATATTTGTGATTTGGAAGCGGTCTGCGGAGGGGTAGTCCTTCCGCATATTCAAAAACGTGTGAAGTTTTCCAAGCGTGTCCGCCGCAAGCTCTTGATCTGAATTTTTGCAGTTTAAAACCGCCGACATGGAGACGGCGGCCTTTTTGTCAAGAAAGGTATTTAAGTTCCCGGATCCCCACGCGATGGAAATACCGTTTTCAGGAGGCATAGGCCCTATCACAATTTTTGAATACAGCTCCGTTTGCTCCGCAAGATCAATAACTGCGGTTAAAACATCGTCGTATACGCTCATTCTTTGCTCATTCCCTTCGAAAAGGCGTTCTGCGCTACTTGATCCAGTTCTTTTTTGTAGGTGTTTACACCTTTTTCAACCCATTGGAGGGAGGCATTTTGATTCTTGTCCTTTGACGGGGTTCCGGTGTAATACCGCCGTTTCGCGTAAGGAGTGTCCCAAATAGCTAATCCGTCCTGCGGCCTGCTGGCAATCAAGGCGCTGTCCTTTAATGTGCCTTGATCTTCCGGAACAAAAACATTTCCGTATTCAATGACAGATTTTGTAACAGCCGGGATCATCATAGAATTTCCCGCCTTAATTTTTGCCTGAATGGCGGCCATGTTTCGCGTAATTTTAACTGACATTACACCAACCCCAATTCTACGTGATGGACGCGGGTCGCGGGGACATCGGGAACCGGGTCAACCGTCAGCACTTCATATTCGCCGTATTTCTGACCCTGCGAGTTAAATACTTCGCACCGGAGAGGCTTTCCGGCCTTTTGGGAATGTTCCGCCAGAGAATCATAATCCAGGGCGGGCTTTGAAAGCCTGGCGTCAATGAACAGCGTAGAGCGCAGCACGACCTCGGTGTTTTCCTTTGTTTTTTTCACTTCGTTGGTGTTCTGAAGATGCACACGGGAAACCTCATAGTCCTGCCATACGGGCTTTTGCCACGCGTCCATTCCCGTGCAAACCTTAATAATTGCTAAATCCCCCAAAAGGGATTGAGGAATCGGTCTGAGCATACATGCACACCTCTTTCCATCAACGGAGTTTGTTCAAGCAAGGAAAGCGCGAAAGGGCTGACCATCAGAGCGCCGGGCTTTGTGGTTGTACTGGACAATGCGCCGCCCGATACTGAAACCTTTCCCACCGTAAAAGACTGGCCGGCCTGGCCTGTCAGCACGGTTTCCAGCCCGATTTGTGTGAAGTATAGCACTTGTGCCGCGGCAGCCTTTTGAACCAGCGTTTGAAGTATAGACGGGAGGGCGGAGATTCCCCCGCCCTCAACAATTCTATATCGCGTAATACTGTCGATCATATCAGACGCAAGTCCGGCGTACACAGGAAACTCCTCTTCAGAAATCGGGCATGTACCATAAAGGTCAAGATACTGCTGATATGTGATGTACGCCATAAGCCCACCTCTTGATTAAGAGCCTACGACAGCCAGCGCGGAGCCGGTGGCAGTGGCGATATTTCCCTTGGTCGTATTAACCAGCGCAACGGTTACAGTATCGCCGGATTTTGTGGTAAAGCTCGCTCCGTTAGTAACATCGGTCCAGTCTGTAAGTGCCTGACCATAAGTCACGCTTACCGCTCCGTCTGTATTGGTTTTAGCAACATATTTCATGCCGTACGGAGCCGGAGCCAATCCATTGATGATGGTATGAGTACTGTCGGCGCCTGCGGAAGTGGTAATATTCAGGGTGCCTAAAGCCGGGTTGGAAGCCATATTTACAAAGATGCCGGGAAGCCTCTGATTCAAGGCAAACACATCGTAGTAGTAACGCTCGTAATAGAGCCATTTTCCTTTGCTCTGAGCGGTAGGCGCGGACATCATGGAGGTTTCATAGACAACAGGTGCGGCGATTGCAATGGGGTCGAACATCAATAGATTGATTTGCTTCGCCCCTGTGGCAGAGGCCCAGCCCTCGGTAAAATCGTAAGCGCTCATCATGATATCTTTGGGGACCTCCATAATGACAACGCCGTCAAGCTTACCGACATTTCGGTCAATGTTGCGGATACCCGTATCAGCCTCCACAAAACGAGTGATGCCGGCAGCCTCTTTCAGAAGCTTATAGGTATCCGGTGTCATTTTGGCGCGGATACGGTCACGGGGTACGCGCTGATTCACCATATACGCCAGGTAGGTATCCCAGGTTTCCAGAATGTTATCAGCGGTTAGGCTTGTATCGTCCACGCCTCCGAAGCCGCTCGCTGCCTGAGCCAACGCGGAAGCCGCGTAAGCGTCCATTTCCGGCACCTTCTGGAATTCGTTGAACGTCTTTGTGATATTGGCGATATTGACGATCGGATCCTGCTGAATATCCATAGGATCAGCCAGAGTGTCCCATTCCCGATCCATTCTCATGGTAAGAATCTGCTCGGAGGTGTTGAAATTGCGATTAAAAGTTCCGGTGATCTGATCGCGGTTTACCGCTCTTGCGCCGCTGGTGGTCATGCTTTGAACAGCCACAGCTTTTCCGCTGATCGGCTTATAGGTGGCGCTGTTCGGGCTTCCGTAGAGGTCAGAGAAATAAGACCAATACGGATAAGCGTTTGCCATTGCCTTAGAGTATTCGGTCGCGTAGTTTAATTCTAACTGTGTAAATGCCATAATAATTTTCCTTTCTTATTTCTTGTTCAGGCCCCACACATCTTCAAAGGTTGATCCGGTTTTTCCGCTCGGCATCTGTCCTTTGACCTCCGCTCCGAATTGCGGGGAAGAGGGCGGTGCGGGTTCTGTCGGGTTAAAATATTCTTCGTATTTTTCCGCGACTGTTTTTAACTGCTCGGCGATTGCGGGAGCGTTTTCCCCGCGTTCGAGCATCTTATAGACAGTTTCACGGAATTTGGGCTTCACCGACGAAAAATCATCACCGCCTAAAGCGCGAAGCATATCGCGCTCCTCCGCTACGGCCTTATATTCGTCGGTTTCTTTGACCTTCACATTTTGCAGAGCGTTTTTTTGAGCGTCTGCCAGCGCTAGATCAATTTTTTCCTGTAATTCTGATTTCGGGATAAAGTCCGACATGCTGGTACCGTGCAACGCCATAACTTTATCAACCTGTTCCTCGCTGAGGCCAAGAGCTCCCAGTGATCTTCTTGTAAATGCCATAAAATACATTCCTTTCTTTAACGCCTAAGAACGATAGGCGGATTGCATCGCAGTTTAACGCCGTGCTGCGGGGGCGAAATGAGTATAAAAATAGCGCCCCGCAATAGCTGCAAGACGCTGTTTTTATTTAATTTTAAAGACTAATCATCGTCATACTCCACATTGCCGCCGTGCGCGTGTTCGCCAATTGCGGCGGCTAATTTAAAGTTGGCTTCTTTGTTCCACTCATACTCATATTCTTGGAGTTTGTTGGCTACAGAGGCGGGAACCTCCGCTTCTGCTGCCTGCATCATGCCGGCCACGCTTCGGAAGTACCCGAGAATCAACCGAAAGCTTTCTTCCGGGCCTCTCGGCTGAACCGCCAAGCAGTCGTTGGAAAACTCCAGGACGGATTCTTTAATACCCGGTTCCAAATAGCCTAAAGCGATTCCGGTTTCCACGAGATCATCGATTTGGTCAGAAACCTCCTCATACCATTTCCCGATCTGCTTGTGGTTAGCGAACCAAGCGCCGTCTTTTACCAGGTTCCTGTGCAGTGTGGTAAGGTTATGATACAGGATTTTCAGATAAGCTATGAGACGCTGAAATTCATTCATTATTCCACCTTCTTTCTCTGACGGGGTTTTCCAGCCGTTTTTTTAATCTGAGGGTTCTTATATTCCTTGTATTGCTCAGCGCTCAAAACAAGGCCGCAGCGCCTGCATTTGATATGCTGAGCGGTTCCGATAAAGTCATGGTTACATTCTGCCATATGATCACCTCTTTCAACTTAAAATAAGTATAAAAAAGCCACCCTTTCATTTCCAGGGCGGCTACTCAACTATTTCAAAATCATCTGGCGGAAAAAAACCTTGATCTCCATCTTCTCCTATGATTTCATACCAACCATTTTCAACAGATATAACATCGTAAACATTTCCTTTGTGCAATCTGACTTTGTAATAATCACCGTTATATTTTACTTTCATTTTTTCGACCAGCCTTTCACAAATATTTCTTTTGCACCTACATTTTCCTCATAAAACCAGTGAATAACAGCTTTTTTAGGACCGTCTGCGGTGTCTATATAACCTCTTCCTTTTGAGTGCTGCCAGTTTTCCGCAGAACCACCATAATTTTGAACCAAGAAGTTCTTTACTCTAAGATCGGTTTTAGAGCCTTTTCCTGCAAAAGTTTCAATGTCAGAAATTTTTGTCCCTTCGGTAATTTTAGAAAAGGTTCCGTCCGGCAATTTTACAGGATTACTGCGTAGAGATGTTTCAAGCTTTTCTCTTCGTTTGGCCGCTGCAACAGCCTTAGCAGATACAGATTTATTATAGTCAAAAACCTGTGTCCGATCAAGCCTTTTCGTGCGTCCTGTCTTTTTGCAAAATGCATTGTAATCAGCCTGTTTTTCCCTAATTTTCACGGCTTCTTTTTCAAAGCCTTCTTTGTCTCCGGCTGCTTCCATCATGGCGGCTTTTTGCTTGGAATAACGTATTTCTCTTTCCAGCCTGCGCTGCTCCTGGGATTCCGCATATACCTTGTCATTTTCTTCCTTGTCCTGTTCCGGCCTGTCGCGCGGAATAGATACGCCCGGAATCATGGTGATCGGGTGATGCCCGCAGTTGATCCCAAACAATCCGGCCGGTTTTCCATAGCTTGTAGAAGAAATAGGGGAGTAGCGGTGGCGTTTTCCCTCGCCGTCCGTGAAGGTTCCGCTTTTGTTGTTCCATGAAAAATAGCGACCCTGATACGGATAGCACAGCGGACGGGCGCCGGAGTGTCTTGATACCCGGAAGATATCGACCCCATAGTCCTCCTGTCTGGTTTTGACGGCTTCAATAGCTGTGTTGTGCACTGTGGTGCGAATATCCATATTGACATAAGCTTCCGGTGACCATTTCCGCCCGGCGCGGTCATAAAATCCGGTGATGCCCTCTTTATGTATTTGTGACAGCGCCTGTCTTAAAGCCTGCTGGCGGCTTTCTGTCCCCGTTATCACTTTCCCGGTGGCAATATTCAAAACCTCCTGTGCCGCTTTCATTTGGCGTTCAATATTAACCGTGTTTGTAATCACCTTCCGGTATTGGGCAAGCGTGCTTTCCAGCATAGTGGTGTTGACAAGGTTCAGCTTATCCATTGCCTGCTGCTCATAGGCGTTTAAGGCTTGCACAATGCTTTGGCTGGCTATCACGTTATCCGCGGCAGCGTTTTGTATAGCGCCTTTTTGCACGGCTTTTTTTAACTCCGGCTCTATGTCTTTTGTCGCCATGTATACGGCGTTTTCTAAAGCGGCAGTGATCAGTTCTTTATTTTGCCCGGTAAGGGAAGCGATAATCTCAATGCTCTCTTTATTGAGCTGTCCCAGTTCGGCAAGCTTTCGGATCTCCCACTGCTCTGTGGAAAGCGAGTGGCCGGAATTGAAATGCTTTCCCATATTAATCAAAAGCGCGTCTACAATATTGCTGTAAACCTGCTCAACCGGCTCCGAAAGCTTTAGAATCTCATTAGGGGTTAATCTGGCCATTTACACACCCCCTGTTAGGATTCATCTTCCGCCGCTTCCTCGTCATCTTCCTTGGCTTCCGGTTCCTCATTTGGATTTATGGAATTGGCTTCCTGCCCGGCTTGCTCTGCCATGTCGATCATATCCGCGGATATAGAGGATTCCTTTTCGATTTCCATCAGCTCCTGCACAGCCTCCTCCTCAGTATATCCCAGCTTTTCCACCATAAAACGCTTCTTGCTCATAAGGCCGTTGCCTATCAGCAAGATTCCCTCGTTGATGTTGGTCTGCCGGTCCTGAAGAATAGAATCGTCAAAAACAACCTTGGTTTCCCAGCCCTGTGAAGCCAGCGCTTTAATGCTGTACCCGTTCCACTTCATGTCATAGAGGGAAGCGATCTGGACAATGGCGTCAATGATTTTGGCGATTGCCATCTTGACTTGCAGCTGGTGGCCTTTGATAGTCTTATAGGTCTTGCTGTTTTCGCTGATCACTTCGGTAGCGGTTTTTAAGCCTGTCGCTCTGTCAAAGGTGAAGGTACCGGCAGAAAATCCAACCTGTAAGCACAAAATAGACAAGAAAGCGTTTATCGCTCTCTCGTGTTCGTCAACACGCAGTTCAATGCTGTTGTCCTGTATTTTTAAAGAATCAGGACTATCCGTGGAGAGCGCTTCATAGGCTTCGTCAGAGGCGTCAAAATAGCGCCGCATTTCTCCGGTTTGCGGGTCGATTACCGTCCGGATACATTGAGCTGGAACGATAATTCTTTTTTTACCAAGACGGAACTCCCGAATAAAGCTGTCGTAGCAAATATCTAACGCCTTGAGGGTCGAAAGAGCGTTTGCGTAAATCGATACGCCAAGGGGAGAGTTATCATCAATGTTATTGGCAACAGCGGTTCGGTAATAAGCGAATAGGGAAGTGGTTAATCCCTGCATAGAGGTGTTTTCGTTCAGAAACGGATAAATCTCATTAAGGGGGTAGCGAAATCCTAGAATATCCTGTGATTCCGTCATTCCTGGATTCGGCTGCTTATATTCAGTGCGAAACGCCTCATTGCTTATATAGTAGGTTAGTCCGTCCCATTTATGCCATTCCAGCCGGGTATAATAATAGCCGTCCTTTGCCTCACGGCTGATAAATACGCCGTCCGTAACCTGGGCGTTATCCCAGGCAGTAGGGACAAACTGGTCCGCCATGCAGAAACCCAGCCGTATTCCTCCGCTTTCGGGGATTTCATTTCCCGCGCTGTCCCGTTTAACCTCGTACCATGCCTTAATAGTGCCGCCGCCTAATGCAAGCACCTGTTCAATATGTTCCTGCATTTTTGTCCAAAATCCGTTTTTTGTTAAAACATCATGGACAAACTCTTCCAGCGGCTGTTCCTCACTGTCCGATTGACTAACATGCACCTCACATTGTTCGCTCCAGATCAGGCCGGCTAGTTCAGAGCTTACAGCTTTTGCGACGTCCATTCTTTCTAGGTCGCGCCGGTTTCTCGGATTTTCAATGGTAGGAGCCAGTATTCTGTGCCAAGGGCTGTAAAATCCTTTGTACAAATACTTCCAGATAAAAATACCGAAATAGTAAAATTGGTTAAAAGCAGGCACGCCTCCAACCTCGAAAATATCTTTGAACTCTTTTGACAAGCCTGTTTCGGCTCCGGTCTTCTGCATCCAGTTTTTCACCCTCTCTTTTAGTTTTTCCAGCATTGGCTCACCGCCTTATATAACATAGTTTTTATAGAAGTAATTATGAGCGTAACGGGTTTCGTCCATTGCGTGGTTATATGCGTCAACGGGATTGCCGTTGTTATCTACGCAATACATTCCGATCTCCTTTAAAAAATCCAGATGTCCAAACCTGTCGTTTTCCACGAGATAGAAGCGCCCGTCTGAAATACTGCTTTGCAGATATTCAATACCAACCTCAATCCCTTTTCTGGCTCCTTTAATGTCCCTGGCGTTGTTATCCGCGCGGTCTGTATAGTAACCGAGCAGATCAAATTCAGCGCGTAGCGCCTTGCAAGCTGGATCTATCTTAATACTGGATTCCCTCATACCCGTAAGCTGGCGGCAGTAGGGAATAAAGCTGCCGCAGATTTCACGGGCCTGTACCGACATTGCTTTTGTGATTCCAACGTCTGTTCCGGAATAATACCACCCGGCGACACGGTATAGTTTGAACTGGTTCTGCATGGTGCGGGTCACCACGTAGCAGCCAATCGAGGTAGCGTCCGAGAGGCCGCCGTCACCAGCGAAATACATTTCGATTTTGCTTTCGCTGTCCGGAATATAACTGAGAATATGGCGCTGCGGGTCAAACATGGAATAAATAACCCCTTGCGGGATACACCGCTCGCCGAGCCAGTCGCGTTTGTATAAATAGGGATTCTTTAAACAGGTTTTTCGGATTTCTTCCTTTCTTTCCGGGGTAATAATGGGATTGTCGTCTATGGTCCAGTGGGTCCATTTGGTATCCTGTATGTTGAACACCTCAGAGATTACTGGGTGGCTGGGAGCAGGAGGGTTTAAATCAGCGATATGCCATCTTATCCTGGAGGCGTAAGTACGGCGGAAAGCTTCCTGTATTGCGTCGATATGCAGAAGATTAATTTCGCAGAAGTAAACGCTTCCTAAAGACATTCCGGTGAATGATTTATGGCTGTCCGCTTTACCGGCACCTTTGTAGTAAACGCGTTTTATTCCTTTCATCGTCTCGATTTCCAGGTGATCTCCGAAATCATCATGCTTCATTCTGGAAATTCCGTCAAAAATATGAAGCAGTCCGAAGCCGTCACAGTCCATTACCAGCTTAAAAGCTTGTTCTTGGTTATATGCTAAAACCATATGGTTTAGGTCCGGGGTGTTCCAAAGATACCAAGCAAAGCGGGAAACGCTGACGGTTGTTTTTCCTGACCGTGGCGTCCCCTCATTAACTTCTAAGCAATGGGAATAAGGAGCGTTTAAAATCTTCTGTTGCTTTTGCCCCCACACTATTTCTTTACTCAACTTTGAACCCTCCAGCTGCTTTCGCTATGGCCTCAAAGAGGGAAGTGTCAGACTGTTTCTGCGCGTCTTTCGTAAATTTGTCAATAACGATGCCCAGCGATGTAGCAATGCTCTGAATACTTGCCCGTTGAAGTTTATCAGAGTTTTGAAGCTCAGAAAGATAAAGGGAAATAATGCTGCACACATCATCTTTTTTCTTGTCCATAAACTCAAGAATATCAGCGGTATTCTGCTCTTTTTTTTGTTCCGCTTTTTTCACGGTTTCCGGATCGCTGATCACTACTCTTTTAACTGTATCAAAAGATACTTTGTGTTTTCTTGCAACTTGCGAATAATTCCCACATTCCGCATAATCCGCAATGATCTTTTTCTTTTCTCTATCGGTTAAATGTTTCGCCATACCACCACCACAATTTCAGGATAAATAGAAAGACCGCAAAGCCGTTAGGCCTGCGGTCCTTAGGAAAGGAGTTCAATGAACCTTGTATGCTGTTACAAACTTCCATTTGTATCTACTTTAAACCATTGTCAATAAAGGTGCAAGTGTATAGTCCACAAATTTTCCACACTTTTTATTAACGCCAAAAGACCAGCTTTGAAAGCCGGCCTAATGCGTCATTGCTTCGGTTATATGCTTCTGTTTTGCTGATATTATACTTTCGCATGATCAAATCAATTCCATTTCGCTCATCATAATCAATAAACCGTGCGGACAGATAAAATTTTTCGTCCTCTGTTAATCTATTCCAAGCTGGGCCGATTTCCGCAATATATTCTTGGGCTAAACGCAGTCCATGTTCTGCTATCGTTTTTTTATCAATAGACGCACATAGCATTTCTTCTGTTTTGCTGGAACCGCCTTTTACAGGATTGCTTCCCAGCGCGGAGGTCAAAGATGTCATTCGCCGGTCAATTTCCGAAATTTCTTTTTTCTTCTGATCCGCTTTCCAGTGCTGGTCATGCCAGTCTTTTAATATTTCGATAGTAACTCGTTTAGTGTCAATGTAATCAATTAATCCCATGTGTAAATAGCACCTTACCTTTTATTTATCAAGTGACGCACCCTTCACAGCTTTTCCGGTTCATGTGCTTTGGCGTCTTTGCAGTAGAAGTCATCTTGTTTGTTAGTATGCCAGAAAATAGAATCCCCGGTCATATCACATTCGATATGGGAGAAAGGGCACTCTTTCTTATGCCTATGTACGCAGTC